TTTGTTATATGCTTCAGTTAATGCACTAACTTCCGATCTTAATTCTCTAGTGTACGAGATTATTGTTTGCATAGCACGAGAATACTCTCTCGCACCATCTATACCAATAATTGCACCAATTCTATTTTGTGATGGCATATAACAACTCCTTTCACTTTAGTTTCAAAAAATCTTCCATTTTAATTTGTGGCTTTTTAGGTTTAGCCCCACCTTCTGTTATAGAGAAACAAGCAAGCATATCCATCATTTCGCCAATAGGTGTCGATAAGATTTCATGCTTGCTCATTCCTAATTTTCTTCCATAGAATAAAAACCAAGATAAATTAAGCTTTATTCCTGTATTTCTTTTTCCTTTTTTTTTGGTTGTTCAACCTCTACTGTTGTTTCTGCACCATTTGTAAAGCCATTAATAGCTTCTTTTAATAGTTGAGTATAAACAGTATCTTCAAGATATAAAATCTCTTCAACAGAGATTATATTTGGCTTGTAGTCAGGCTCTGCAAAACTCTTATTCATTTCATAACCTTCGTTTAGGAAATGAATGATTTTAGCACCTGTGTTGATTGCACCATTGATTCCAGATTCAAATAATTCATTGATTCTTTCAATGTTACCTTCTGGACATAATGCTGCTAAATCAGCAGTAGCCTTTACAGTTCTTAAAAACTTTATTTCCTTTCCGTTTATTTTCATTGTTTACTCCTTAAACACGCAATTTCTAAATACTACTCTGAATATTCAGCATTGCTTTAACGATGTTTTCTGCAGCTGCTTCTGTTGCCTGATCTTCAGCAATTCTTCTCCATATGTGATTAGCAGAATCATCTCTCATAAGAGTTGCTTCAAGTTCAGAAGTCTGAAATTCGATTTCATCTTCCTGTGTTGCTGCTTCTAAACCATCAACATTGAATGCTGCCTTTGTGAATACTACTGGTGAATAAGTAGTAACACCCATTTCCATATAACGAACTACAAATCCGATACCTACATATGGAATAACCTGCCTGTCATCGTATTCATATACATTGACAGTTTCACTACCAACTGTTAATTCTGTTGGTGCAGGCAAACCCATAATAAGTTGTCTTGCATCGTTTTTTAATCCATCAATAGTCATAGTGATTGTTGCACCTGTAAAAACACCACCTGCTGATTCTGCAACTACATTATCAGCATAAAAGTTAGTGCCATCAGAGTTTTCACTTGATACAGATACATCAACACCTCTTGCTAATGGCATACCACTTGAATAAATAGGATTGCCATTATTTGCACTATATAATGCTACATAAGGTTTAGAGTAACCAGTAATTACTTTTCCGTTAGCCATTATTTAACTCCTTTATTTCATAATTTGATTAATAGTTTCATTCAGACTTTTTTGCATGGCTTCTAAACATGCTTTCTTTTGTTTTCTTTCTGTTCTTGATATAACAGGATTCTTTTTCATAAATGATGTGCCACTTTCAAGTGATCTAGCGATAACTACATTAGGTTGACCTTGCGGCCATCGTTTTGTTTTTATATCGTTATAACCATCGAAACCAACCTTAACATTAAGGAATGTTCCATCATATCTAGGTGGAGCACAACCATAAGAATCTATCAAACCATTTTTTTGTTTTTGATTAATTGAAGTTCTATAATCAACATTCGATGGTCTGTTATCTACTGGTAAATTGATAAGTGCTTCTTTTGTCGCATCTTCTACAACATCAGCACCTGCCCAAATTGCTTTTTTGAGATATACATCAATTACCAACGGATTCCCTAGTTCTTCTAATTGCTTGATGTAATTATCAAAACCATAAAATCGCCATTTAGCCATCAAATCACCTCGAACATCCACTCATAGTGAATAAGGTTTGTAGTATCTTCGTATTGAACAGAGCTCAAATACCAAGCCACATCTTCGGTTTCATTTAATGCTTCCTGTATCCTGTCAATGTTGGTATCAAATTCGGTAAGAGTAAAGTAATCAATGCTACCAGATATTGCCTGTTCAGACTTTTTATTGTTGGTATGTAAGGATTCGCCTTCACCATCTTCAGCCCAGATACAAAAAGGGGCTACTAATCTAGGTCGCCAATAGTGATAAACTTTCAAATCTTCAATACCAGTCAATAAATTATTAATCTTCATCAACTTCGATGTCATAGTAATTCTCTACTTTCATTAGCGTTAATTCAGTCCAGTCTAAACCAGTAATTCGTGAGGTTTGATAGCCATTGATAAAATCGGATTTATTCATTCTTGTGTATTCCCAAGCATCGTGACCGTGATTAACCATAGTAATGCGATATTGATCGCCATTACCTAAAACCACATACTGTCCTATTTCGATGTTGTTGTCAGGTGGTATTCTTACAAGTAAATCTACCTGTTCGTTTACCCCTTTTGCTTCATAAAAACGAGATATACCGATTGTTCTTTTCTCAAACCAATATTTCGATACTTTGTGTAATACCTCTTTAGGCATTAAGCCTCTGTCAGCTACATTGACAAGCGAACATATAAATAGTGTTCCGCTATCACGCATTGTCATTCACCTTCTGCGAAAAAAGTCTGTTGTTCAAGTTATAACGCAACATTCTAGGCATGACCGCAACACCATCTTTTCTTTTGTCATAAAGCCAACTTGCATACATAGTAATAAGCATTAAGTCACCAAAGTTTTCGTATTTGAGTTCAATACCCTCTGTTTCGATAAAATTGATGGCTGCATAAATATATGTGGTAAGTTGTGCTTCTTTGCTTTGCCTTGATTCATCATCCATATAATCAAAAATGAGTTCCAAATCATTTTTAAGCATTGTTAGTAATGTCTGTAACTGTTGTTCGCTCATAACTTCACCTCATTTCAAATAAAAGGTGATAGATTTCTCTACCACCTTTTTAGTTTTTATTAGATACTTGATGGATTTGCTGTATCAGCCGCAAAAGTCATTTGTGCAGATGGTGTAACACCGTTTAAGCCGATAGCAACAAAGCCTTCAGCAATTGCTGGCTGACCATCATAACGAGCAGTACCTTTGAATACTGTCTGGTCGTTTAAGAAACGAACATGCTCTGATGTAGCAAATTTAGCACCTGCTCTTTCAGCAAGTAAGTATAAATCAAAGTAACCACCGATGATTACATTGTCTGGTACGAAGTCTAATACTTCAATAACACCACCGATAACAGGCATAGAGCCATTTACACCAGCAACGATAGCTCCGCTTGCATCTACTGATACAGAAGCAGCAACTAAATTAGTGTATGTAGCTTCGTTCATAACCCAAACTTTTTCACCTCTTGAATATTTGCCTTTAGCATTGCCAAAGTCAACTACTAATGCAGAGATTAAAGCAGCACCAGTTGTGCCAGCAGCAATAGTCTTGATGTTTGAAGTATGTAAATCAACCCAAGTTCTAGCAGTTGTTGGATAATCTGCTGGAGCTTCTGTCTGTGCAAGTCTTGATACAACACCTAAAGGCATTCTAGTACCAGTACCATAAAGGATAGCCTTATCAAGTGCTAAACCGATACCTTTAGATAATGCAAGAATTAACTCACTTGCCAATGCGATGTCGCTATCTTCGAGGTTAGCATTGCATATTGCGTAGTATCCACCGACTTTCCAGCAATCGAGTTCAACATCATTAAATACTAATGATAATTCGTTGAGGTTAGCACAGCAATCAGTCCAAACTGCTTCTGGGATTGATCCCATAACAACTGCTCTGCCTTCACCGTTGATTCTACGAACATCAACATGTTTGTAAAGTTTAGAATAATCTAAAAGGTTTTCACGAATGAATCCCATAAATACTTCAGGGATTGTTAAACCAACATTAGTTAAAGCTCTCTTTTCTTTAATGCAAGTTCTAACTTCATTTAAATAGTTTTTAACATCTTCTCTAGCGAAAAGATTATCTCTTTCCTGTGCAGAAAGATTAAAGAATTTTCTTGTTTCCATATTTACTTTTACTCCTCTTTCTTGTTTTGGTTGTTCAGGTTCAGGTTCAGCAACTGGAGTTTCCTGTTGTGCCTCTAAATCCTTTAATTCGTTTTCTAAATCATTGACTTCTGTTTCAAGTGATTTTTCCTTTTCATCGTTTTCAGCTTTTTCTGCTTCGTATTTGTTGATTTCATCTTCAACAACATTCTTTTCTTCATCAGTCAATGCTTCTTCGATAGCCTTTTCAAGTTCAGATTCACGCACTAAAAAATCCGCTTTTTTATTGCGGATTTCTTCAAGTTCATTCTTCTTCTGATCCAGCTTCTTCTTTGTCATCAATACTCTCAATGCCATTTTCACTGTTTCCTTTCAATTTGTTTAACATACGGAGTTTCCATGCTTCTTTTTCTCTCTTATGGATTTCTTCTGCTTGTTCACTCCTTGCATTTATAGATGTTTCAGTATATGCAGGTATAGTGCAAACTGATACTTCAAATAGGTTAATTTCATCAATAGTCCAATGCACTGAACCATCAGGTTTGCTCTCGGTAGTTTCCCTGACAATTTCAAAGCCAATAGAACATTGATCTACATCACCCCTCTTAACCCTTTCATATGTGTCCATAGCTTGCGTATCTTTCGGATTGATACGAACTCTTCCCCATAATCCGTGGCTATCGGTTTTTAACTCCAATGTGTTATTCTTGTTTCTTCCTAACACTAATGTCGTATCGTGATTAGTCAATGCTCTAATGTCGTTTCCCAAAGTGTTGTCAAACGCATTAGGAGCTATACTTTCACTTAACCCATCCGCTATCTGATAAATGCTATTAAAAACAGCGAAATATCCTTCAATAATTGGCTCGCTGTTTTCTTCCCTTGTTTCAAAATTAGTAGATAAATCTCTTAACTGTAATTGCATATTCCTACTCCTTTATTCATCATCATTTCCCACAATCTTTTTCTGTTTCCCTATCTGGTCTAATGGCAAATAGTTTTCTAGTATTCTCAATTCATCACCACCATCAATAGGACTTAAACCTATACGGTCTCTAACTTCGTTAGGTGTCACAATAGCTTTGTCTGCCATACTTAACAGCAGGTCATTAGTAACAATTCCATAATCGTAAAGAGATAGAACATTAAACTTTAAGTACCACTTTTCATTGATGATAAGTTTTCTAGTAAGTTCCTGTTCTAAACCTTTTGCAAGCGGACCAATCGTATTCTGTATAAAATTGTTCCATTCTGCCTGATTATAGTTACCAACACCTAATAAGAAAGGTGGCACTCCTAATATGGATGCCACGGTTCTTTTATCAATTTCCATTGTGTCTTTAATCGCTAAATCATTTAACGATAAAGGTTTTACCTGTTCAACTTGAAATTGTTCTGCAGGTACTAACCAAGGTTGCCCTACATCACTAGCCTTAACATAGTTTTCAAGTATCTTTTCTCTACCCTCTTTGGTTGAAAATTCATCGATGGTTGAATCAACCCTAACAATAAGACTAGGTTTCCATTTACTTTCTAGGAATCCTTTTTGTGTTTCTCTGCCCTGTTTTAGGTTATTGGCAATGTCTTTGAGTATGACATTTATGCCTTTACCTTTCCAAAGGTAATATTCATCAGGATTGTAAACAAAATGCAGAATATCATCAGGATTTCTAGGTACTCCATCAATTAAAATCTTATATTTTCTGTAAGAGGTTGAACTCTGTTCAAAACTTACTCGATTTGCAGCAATCGGCTCGAAAGACTGAAAAATACCGTTATAGGTATGTGGCACTACTACTGAATTGCCTTTGCCATACAAAAGCATATTCATAACAATAACTTCTATCCAATGTTTTCTTGTCATTGTTGGCATAGGATCAATATCTATTTTTCTTGATAGTGCATTCTTTATTCTGACATCACCATTCTTGGTGTTTTCCATAAGGTAAATTGTCATTGTGCCGATAAGTTCTGCAATCTTTCTAACACCTGTCATGATTTCAGGATTTCTATCAAGTGACACATAACTTGTAGTGCAGAGATTATCAAAACTATCGCTGTTTACAAATACCATATTTGGACAGCTTCGCTTTTCCTGTATCGGTTGATAGTTCCTTTTCTTTCTTTTGCTCATATATATTTACCTCATTCAAACCAGTTCTTAACTTTCTCATAATTTGTCTGTGATTCAGAATATCGAATACAGGCAAATACACTAGCATCGAACAAATCTATTCTTTGGCTAGGTCTAACTTTGTCATATGCGACTGCATCATCTGTTTTTTCAACAGCACTAACATTTGAAACACAATATTCATAGGCATCGGAATGAAGATAGTATAGATTACCATCTTTAGCCATTCGTTCAATGTGTCTAAAACCTTGTGATTTCAAATAGTAATATTGAGGTTGATCTACGATATTAAAACCTGCCTGTTTCATAAGTGGGAAATACTCTTCACCAGCAAACTTTCTATCGTGTCCAACTTCTCGTATCTTAAAGCCCATTTCTCGCATAGAAACAAACCAGTTGACTATATCGCCCATGTTTATGGTTGGTGAATTACATAAGGTAAGCCAACCATCATCTTTCCAACCAAATAAAGGTATGTTATCTTCTTCTGCCTTTGCATAGGCTTGTGTAATTGGAAAGAATGCGTGAGTGATGATGATGTCAACACCCTCATAACTGCCATATAAGGCAGCTGCTGTAAGGTCATACATTCTGGACAAGTCTGCACCACCATACCAGTTGATAGGCAGTTTTGATAATTCTTCTAAAGTCCAGTTGTATTGCCTGTCACTACGCTTAAATTCTTCTATATCAAACCAAGACTTAACAGCACTTGTATATCGATTAAGTCTGCGTGATATAAAGTCTTTTCTTTTCATAGGATCGTTCTGTGCCTGCAAAGAAGCGTTTCTGATTTCATCAGGTCTTATCGTTACTCCATATGAAAGATTTGCTTTTTGATGTTGTATAGGATTGGTAAAATCGATGTCGCCCTTTTCATCTTCATCTGCTCTGGCCACAAAAACAAAAAGGTTGTCATTTTCGACTAACCCTGTAACAACTTTGATAGCATATTCCTGATGTGCATAGCCAAAACTATTCACATTGTCACCTGCTGTTGTAATGCCTACAACCAAACTATTCTCATAAGCAGCAGTAGCTTCTTTGAATCTGTTATACTGTGCAGGTTTCTTATATGCTGCAACTTCATCAGCAATTGCAAAGTTACAGTTAAAAGAATCTTGACTGTCAGGATTAGCTGGCATTGCATATATTTCCATACTGCCATCAGGTTTGCCATCTTTTTCAAACATATACTTTATGGAATGCTCCATATAGTTGTCTTTGATTTCAAACTTTTTATCAAGTCCTAAATATTTGAGCGAAAATGTCAGAAAATGAAATGCCTCTAATGTCTGTCTTAAAGCATTAGCAACAATATATGTCTTACTTCCTGATTTTCTCTGTAATATAGACACCGCCCAAGCTAAACCAGCAATTAATGAAGTTTTCCCATTTTTTCTAGCTACCTCTATAAATGCTTCTTTATATCTTCTGCGGTTAGTCCCTTTGTAATAAAAACCTAGCAGATTATAAACAACGAATATCTGCCAAGGTTGTAAAATAAAAGGCTTACCCTGTAATGGTCTGCCTTCTAAATCTTCGCCTTGTTGGTGAACAAGCGTTTTTTCTATGATGTTGATAGCAAAATCTGGCTCGGTAGTTCTTAACTCTATATCCTTTCGTTTTAAGTCTTTAAGGTATCTTTCACAGGCTGATACTATTTCGTTGCCTACTATAATTTTGCCTTTGACAACATCTTTCGCAAAATCATCAGCAATCTTCTTATATTTATTAGCCACTTATTTTGTTGAGCAAATCTTCAAAACTACCTGTTGTTTCATTATTCACAATATCAACATTTAACTTTTTCAACCCTGCTGCTGTAAGCCCTAAATCACGAAAATAGGTTAATGCTAAACTATTTAAGTCATTTTCCATCACCAGCATAGGATTCTTATATACATTTTCTTGTTGTGTTCTATCTGTCTTTTTTATAATTGTGGGTTGTGAGCCATTATCGATATACTGTTGATGAACATCATCCCTCGTTTCGAGTATCTGTGCCAATGTATCGATAACACTATCGAAGAATGGCTTATATGTTTTCGCTTCTTCACAAGCCTTTCTGATTGTCTTTACCCATTCCTTTTTGTTCATTCGCACTCCTTTTAGTATGTATAATCGTAAAATCGCTTTCTGTTTCTTTTAGGTGGTTGAATATACCATTCAGGAATAGGCACATTGTGTTTATTACAGGTATAGATAAGTAGTTCTATACCTTTTTTTGACAATCTGTCTGTATCTCTTTCGTGAAAACTCTGATGTGTGCTTTTGGTGACTGATATTAAGTTCCAAGCTTCATACTGGTATTGAGGAAAATCAACAACTGGAAAGATATGATGAACAACTTCTGCTTGTTTCATCTTTCCATACCTTTTTAAGTATTGATCGGTGTAGTTATCTCGCCTTAATACACTTGCTCTTAATTTCAACCATCTCGGCTCTTTATAGGTTTCAATCTTTTTCATCAAAGTTATGCGTTTCTAACTTATTTACAATCGCCAGAACATACTCAAAGGCTCTGCGTTCAATAATAGTTGTCTTTGAACAGTTGCAGTTTCTAGCTTTTATAAATTTGTTTATCGTTTCAACAATTTCTTCTTTCTTGATATATTCCATAACACCCTCTGCTAACAAAAGTAAAGGCGACTTGTGAAAGGGGTAGAGTCGCCTTATTTTTGTTAGGATTCCAAACGAGGTAAGTATTCTCATAAATACTTACAATATCATAATAAATGTTTTTTAATGTAATGGATTGACTGTTTCTATCAATCTGTAATTATTTTGTTTTTCAAATTCCCTTATTTCATCGAATCTTTGTTGGCTAATTGTCCATGTTTCACCACATTCAGGAATATACCCTAGTTCAATATCCTTCAAACCATGCCTGCGATATTCATTTGTAGCTTTAACAACGATATTTTCTTTCCCATACTGGCTTTCTTTGTGAACAAGAACATCATCCCATTTGTCCTGTGGTGGTGTATATTCAAACTCCATATTACGAATATCTATAATTTTCGCAATAGGCACACTTCTCATATTCATATCAAGAATAATGGAATTATGTTCATTTGCACCAAGTTCTTTCAGCACAGGCAAATCCGTGCAGATTACAGGTGTTCCGTTTATCCAAGATTCAACAACAGACAGACAGAATCCTTCATTGTCTGACAACTGAATAAAACCATCGTATTCGCTCATAATATTTGCAACATCCAATCTAGGTTTGTAGAAATACATATTCTTTACAGGCTGTTTGTTGCTGTCTGTGTAAATATCCCACCTAAAACTTATATTTGCTTTGTTCAGCATATCTGCAAGAATTACCATTCTATCCCAGCCTTTTTCGTTAGTTAGCCTTGTAGCTGATAGAAATTTTAACGGTCTTTTGCTTTTATGGACAATTACAGGCTGATAAAGATTGATTGCCTTTATGCCTGTTAATTGATACCAACTGTCACAAACTAATTGAGATACGCCATAATATTGGTCTATACGATTGTCTATTGGCAGTTTGTCTTTGCTTAACTGTCCTTTATCAACCATATCTTTATAATCACCGTGCAAAACTAGGCATTTCTTCTTTGCCTTACATTGTTTAAGAATATCTCGGTTAAAACAGCAGAATATAATATCACATTCAATCGTATCTTCTGCGTTGAGTTTTACTGTTTTGACATATTTTCTCAATCTGTTTATCTGGTCTTTGTCACCATTACGATAAAAAACCGTGATGTCATATTTGCCATATTTTTGTGCAATATAATACAGATGGCTTTCAATACCGCCTATTCTGTTAAGATAACTAAAATAATATACATTTGTGCATACATATTTCATTATTACCTCTTGTTATTTTGCTTTTTTGCTTTTCTTTTTAGGTTTTTCTTCTTTGATTTCTTCTTTTGGCTCTTCCTCAACAATTGAAACCAGATTATGATCCATTAGAAGTTTTGCTCTTTCTTCACTAACTTCAAAAACTTCACCATTCTTTCTAGGTCTCCCAATTGTCTTGTCAATAATTGATTCAAATTTAGTATTCGCTTTTACTTTCATTTTTCTGTCCTTTCTTGTATAAGAAAAAAACGGTATAAACCGTTTTTTCCTATTTTGTTTATTTTG